TCCAAGCAATATCATTATTGCAAGCCACATTAATTTCTTTTCCATAACCTTCTTTGGTGGAGCTGGCCGGAATCGAACCGGCGTCTTACTTAACTATTCTTTCAGGTCATCAAACAAATTCTTAAAAAGTTTATGTCATGAATATTTATATATAACTTCTTTCAAGGGTTCAATCCATCTATCCCTTTTTTCAATGAATAATAGTGGTTGTTCATTTTCAACCGCCATAATAATTACAATTGTGTCTACAGGAATACCTGTTCTTTCTTCATATGCCACCGCATAAAATGCTCCTTGCATAAAATATTGATGACACATTTCCCATGTTTTTTTCTTATTAGAAGTTTTATAATCTACAACAGAAAGTCTATTGTCAAATTCTCCAATAAGATCTGTTCTTCCTGCTAACTTAAAATGGTCTGACCAAAGAGCGCCCTCTACAACATGAATGTTGTCAACTCTATTCAACAATGACTCAATGGATTGAAACATCTCAATATTATGAGGAAGTTCACCCTCTAAATATCCGTCCTTATTTTTGATATAGGCTTCACAGATACTATGTACGCTGGTTCCCCGCCTAGACGCTTTTGTGGAGACTCTATTAGCTTCCTTTTCTCCAACGCGGTTTCTCCACTTCTGTATAGAAGCTTTGGACAAGTTAGAAAGAATCGTGGTGATGGATATGTACTTATCATCATTTGGTGTGACATAAAACCTCTTTCCATTAACGTATTCAACAGGTAGATCTATAAGATCACTACCCACATGATTAAATGTTTTCATATTATTTTATTCTGGTATATTCATAGTACTCTTATAAGTCTGGTGTTTAATCTCTTTAAGTTTATCTTTCATCCAATTAGGAGTAGACTTCTTATGACCTGGCGATGAAATATTATCATACGCAAATCCAGGGACTGCGACCTTCATTTTAACTTCACCATCACAATCAAAACATTGAGGGTCTTGATTAGCATCAACTATTCGCATTGGACATGGAATTTCAGTTGGTTCATTCCTTTGTGAAATGGGAAGCATTCTTTCAAATTCATGTCCACATTTTTCACATTTATAATCATATGTTGGCATTATGTTTATCCTTTATACATTTATCATCATCCACCAAAATGTCTTGCCATCGTCGAGGTGACTCTAGTTTTTTTTTGACCCGTGATTGGAAAGAACAGTTACACGATTAAGATAAGAGAACGGTTCATTCTTGTAACGGCGATGCTCAGCAATAGTTGCCTTAACCAATATGCACTCTCCAACTTTAAAATTATCACCCTTAAAATGATAGAACATTGCTTTTCGACCTTTACGGTCTGTCAACTTATGCACATCATAATCTGGCTTCCTAATTACACTCTCAAGTTTGAGAAAGTATTCGCCCTTAGTACCTGCAGTTCCTAAGAAGATTTCTTTTCCCATTTTAACCTCAAATCACCATTTGATAATATTCTACATTCATTAAGTGCAGCTTTACAAACCCCCATCATACTAACTCCTCCTAATGATTCCGGCCATCGAATTTTCGCAGAACAAACTGCAAACATTTCCACACATGATTGAGAAGGGGGTCTATGTGAAAGAAATTCTTCAAAGTCTACACATTCAATACAAATACCAGTATCAGTATTAATCCGACAACCTTCGGGCTTTAAACAAATATCATTAGCGAATGCTGAAGATGCCAAAATTCCAAATACAAATAATCCAAATACCTTTTTCATAAAGCCTCTACTGCTTCATCAATTAATCCAGATTCTTTTCTCGCAAAGGAATATCCTTCTGCATAAGATCTACTTAACAAATCCACTATGGCTGTTGCAGTAGCTTCTGTATCTGTAGTCACTTTATAGAGGTCAAGAACCTCAACAATTTCTTCTCTATCTATAGTCATAATAATTTTCTAAAGAGGTTATTTATTTATTCTACAGGTATATTATACCCCTAATAGTGGGAATTGTCAAGTCATAAATGCCAAGTATTTTTCTTATTATAAAAAATATGAGTGTCTATCTTTACAGTCTTATCTTTTGCGTGTGCCCATCTTGGCGAAGGAATATAGTCCGCATGATAATGAGTCGCATCATCTGTGATATCTAACATTCCTGGATTCTTCAATATATACTCAGCAATTTCTTGAGATTGTTTCCATGCTCTTCCCCTATTTGGAATATCACCTTTTCCATCACAATACCAAGAAAATTGGCATCTATCTCTAACGGGAAATCCACTAGCGTGATGAGGTCCCTCATAGACTACTTTACAAATTGTCTCTGGATACCGTTCTGATTTGACTCTATTGAGCGTTACTTGAGCAACTGCTAATTTACCCGCAGTAGATTCTACTGCAGCTTCGAAATATATATTTAATGCTAAACATTCTTTTTGTTTTGGGTCTAAAAGTATTCCGTACGTAAGCATTGATTCTTTGTCGAATATATGTTTTGTAAATTTTGCTTCCATAACTTTCACCGCTATCATACTTTCAGCTTTTGGAACTACCCAAATTTGAGATGTGGTGCCTGAGTTTAATTGCACTACTGATGCAAATAACAACAAGCCCACAAGAAAAATAAGTTTCTTCATATGCCTCTTTTAAATAAGTTGACATTCACATTCTAGAAAATACTAGAATGTCTCACACTATGTAATTACTATTTAATTATTAAATAATACGTGCTTTTTCAGCAGACGAGCCTTGACGGCCGCGGCGGGGGCTTCTAACTACCATATCAGTAGCCCATGTGTGAGGAAGATAATCGTTATAATCAAAGTCTGAGCTCCACACTATATTGTCGAGTTCAGTAGTGAACTTTTGTTCATCAGTATCCCAATTCATAGTCAATTGTACACCAAATGCTTTAGCTAATACTACTACAATTTGTCTAGGTAATCTAGATCCACGCGTTACATCTAATTGCCTCAATTCAGCTTCCTCCGTAGTCCGCACTCCATCTGCTGACTTCGTTAAGTTGACTATTCGTTCTTCTAAAGGTTTTATTATGTTCACGGTAGTAAATCTGGAAAAGTGTCGTTAACTAAGTTGTAGGTTAGCCCCCTACATTTAACTTTCTTATCTTTTATTTGGAGAAGTAATTCTGCTTCTGAAGGATGTATACTTTCTAACATTTCTATAAACAAATACTCTCTCCGTGCCTGTTTTAAAGCGGGGTTTCCACCCTCAACAAACAAATATAATTTTCTTACCAATCCATATAAGTATGTAGGGGAAGGTTCATCAGTATCTCCTGCATATTTATGTGGTGGGCTTCCTGCTGGTAACAGGAATTTGAGATTTGGATCAAACGCATATCTCAGAAGTTCTCTAAGAGCTGCATTATCATATTTGATTAAAGTTGCTTTCTTTAGATCCTTGGTTTTAGCCTTTGCGACTTCTCCAAAAATAAATGGTAAACTTTCTGTTCTCATATCAAAACTCTTCAATATATTCCATAAGATTTTTCAAGCGTTTATTTACAAAATAGTTCATCAACTGACTTCTGTCACCTGAAGACTGTTCTGTATAGCTATTGAGTATATTTATACAAATAGTTTCTGGTATTTTACTCAAATCCACTAATTGTTCATTGCGATAATAGTTTCTAAGAATTTCTTCTGTACCACAAAAATCTTTTGGATTTTGATCTCTCCAACTATCTAATTTCTTTTTAGTAATCGGCTTCTGCCTCGCACCCTCTGTAATAAAGACATCATCACCAGATAGAATATTTGGAACACCATCTCCAGTATCCCCCTTAATAACCTTTTCATAGAGAGATTCGTATGGGTCATCAATCACCCACTTTTTCTGTAGTGGCGACCATTGCTTTACCCTATCAAATTTATGTAATTGTATAAAATCTTTATCACTAGAAATAATAAGAGTAGTACCAAGAGTCTGTTCCCCTGGAAGTATATCTTTCTCTAAATCATTAAAATGATTTGTAAGAACTCCAATTATATCATCAGCTTCAGCACCCTCAATATAAACCACTTTATATGGAAAGTATTCTTTCAAATCATCCCTCATAATATTAAGGATTTCATACAAATAGTGCCAATCTACACTAGAATCTTGTTTAAGTTTACGGCGACTAGCTTTGTAATTAGGAAAGATTTCCTTTCTCCAATTTTTACGATGATCACAACAGATAATCATCTCACCATACTCTTTAAAAAACTGATTACGGAATTGGCGTATATTGTTTAAAATGACATGCCTTAACATATCTTCTTCGACAACTCCTTCACCTTTTGAGATAGCCATAAAACTACCTATCACTACTTGACTATAATCTAATAATATCATGATTTTTTTTGATCTTCAATTCCCATTTTTAAGGACTGTAAAAAAGCAGTCCATTGATTAATTCTAATTTCCCAATTATAAAACATATCGAAATAATTTTTCTGTAAATTCAAAAGAGATTGTGTTTCATCTTTCCAATAAGCATCAATAGAACGTGCTAATATATGTGCATGAACAGCAACATGACGCTTTGGATCTGGTTCATACCCATACAACCAAGCAAAATTAGCACAAGTTTCTGGAAGTGCTGCGAGATTTGGACAGACTACCATACATTTAGCACTTAAAGATTCTAGAGCAGTAATACATGCTGTTTCCATATAAGTTGATGGATAAGCCATAATATGATTCTTTGTCAGCGCCTCCCTTATAGTATCATTCGGTACTGAACCAGAATAATTAACTTGATCCATTTGTTCTGCTTTTCTATAAACATGCCGGTATTGTTCATCCATGTGAGGTCGGTCATATATTTTAAAACTGGAAAATATATTCAATTCAGCTGCCTCAACTGCTTCAGACTTATGTTGTTCTTTCATTAATTCCCACGCCTCTAAAAGAACCTCAAGCCCCCTATGTGGTGTACTGAAATAGATACAAGAAATTTTGTCTTTGGGTTTTTCATGTTCTGGAATGGGTTCTATAGCGTGTTGAATAGTAACCCCGTGATCATATGGCACACCAAGATAAACACCATATTGATATTGCTGCCAATGAGAAACAAAAATGATCTTCTCAAACTGCAGCATTGCTTCTGGATCTTCTTTGAGAAATTGTACTTCTGGATCTTGGGCTAAATCATGAACCCAAAACAGGCGGGGCTTATCTTCAAGTTCTCTTTTACGAGAAGCAATCCATTGAAAATAATTTTTCAAGTCTGGATCAAGTCTCGAAAATAACCACTTCTGTACTAACTCTGTACCCCCCATTGCTTCAGGAGTTTCTTCTGGTGCAACTTTTTGTTCATCACTACTACCAAAATCTATTTTTAATTCAGGTATTCCAACAGGCATTATCCTCCAATTAATTTAATAATATTTTTTCAATATTTGATTCTTCTTCATAAAATTCATCTTTAGCATTTTCTATAGATAGTGGAACCATATCACCATCTTCATCCTCATGTAAAACGCACATCTCCCCATGAACTTTTCCATTTTTGTTATATTCAAGTTCAAAAACAAAAGCGACACCTGAATCAGTCTTAACAAAAAGTTTCCCTTCAACAGCATGGGGTCCAGGATAACCATCAAGTCCTTGACCTCCTTCAAAGCCTTTGGATATTTTAGTAATTGTACTTCTTAGTTTTTTTAAAAGTTTGTCTTCCATGATTTTCCGTATTTTGTGTACCACCTAGACAGTGTGGTTATTACTTCTCAAGGTATGAGTATAGCATCTGAAAAGACCTAGCTGAAGGACAGTTAGGTAGAGAGGTCGATGCACCTCGATTACCCTAGATGGTACTTTAATCTAGTAGTTATTATACCATGAATTATTTATCTGTCAAGAGATAAATCATAATGATGAGTCAAATTGCTTATCAGTTATGGCCATAGTTTCAGATTTTTTTGGAACATAGTTTGAAGACTCTCTCTCCAATCTAAACTCAGATTCATCCATATCTTTTGTCCAAACCATGTTGATATCAGGATAAAATATACCTGTAGACCTCTTAGGAGTCCCGTCAGGATAATAAGAAAGCGCCACACATCTTGGAATCACTTTATGTTCCTCATTTGCTCCAGAGAATATTCCAATCCAATCACCATATTTCAAATAATATTCACAGTATCGAATATATGCCTTCTTTGAATCTGCAAGATTTGATGCTGTCTGTTTATCCTTTGGTAAACCTCTCGTACTTCTTGCTTGTTGACCAAGTGCTGAAACCTGAAGTTTATTTTCCTTGATCCATTCCTTGACATTCTTAAAAGAATAGATATCATCATCTGGAAGAGCAAGAACAGATTTAGCAATGTTCTTATACTCAGCAGGTTTCTTCTTCGCCCTCATTTCAGCAAGACGATCTCGTAATTTTTCTTTATGTTCTTCAGAGAGTTTCCGAGTCTTCTTAATTTTGACCGGTTTTCGTTTCACTACTGTTTTCTTTTTAGCCATAATATTCTCATTTTGGAAAAATTAAACCATGTTCATTCATTGCCTCAGAAATCATATCTCTTACACCTTGTAAGGTTTCTTCAACAGATACAAATGTATGATTGTCATATTTGATCCAATCACGGCATTGTGTTTCTATATCCCAAGCAAGTAAAGCCCAATCCATACCCTTATTAGCGGCATTAAATTGTTCTTCCTCTTCTGGTAAATTAAATTTTAGTATTGCTTTCATTAAATCCCTCCTCTTTCACCATTGTTTCAAAAACCTTCCATAGTTTTTTCATTCTTGTTTCGTGTAATTCACTCAGACCAATTAAAACATTTGAAATTTCATCTTCTGTCATTGGGCCGTCTGGATCATCATAATGTCTTTCTGCTATAGCATTCAAGTCATCTTTTGTCTGCCAAACATTTTGAATTTCTTCTTCTAAATTAAATCTATCGTATTTCATCTTTCAATTTCCATTTATGT